GCACTCAATGATCCGCAGCAGCGAAAAGATTATTTTGCGAAGTCGCTGAATGTCTTCACGGATGCAATCGACACATATTTCGACATGATGCAGGTGACTTCATCCGATGAAAAATACAACTGGACATTGGAGGAGCTGGCAAAGCTGCCGATCAAATGGTATGGAGGTGCCGATCTATCGAAGATGCATGACCTTACAGGGGCAACGATATACGGGACCTACAAGGATGTAGACATCACGATATCGCATGCATTCATACCACGGGCGATCGCTCATAAAAAAGCGGACGACGACAACATACCGGTATTCTGGTGGGAGGAACAGGGGTGGCTCACGATGTGCAATGGCGCAGTGGTAGAGTACGAGGATGTCGTGAAGTGGTTCATCCACATGAAAAAAATGGGCTTCAAGCTGAAATGGACAGGATACGACCGGAAATATGCGCGTGAATTTGTCATGAAGATGAAGAAAGCAGGCTTCAAGATGCGCGACCAGTCGCAGAGACCATTTGAAAAGACAGAAGCCTTCCGTGAGATCGAGCGAAAGGTAATCAAACAACAATTCTATTATCTACACAACAAAGCGTTTGAATATTGTATCAGCAATGTAAAAGCCATCGAAGACAGTGACGAATTTGTCCGCTTTCAGAAAGTCATGCCGACACAGCGTATCGACCTGTTCGACGCGACCGTCATTGCGTGCAAACAAAAGCTGATCGCAAACGAAAAATCAGCGAATGCAGCGGCATTCCTGGAATAGGAGGGAATCAATGAGCGAACAGAGAAATAAAGGAAAGGTGAGAGCGGACCCAAGGCAGAAAAGAAGCGAAGAGCGTACATCCACATATCTGTGTGATATCAGTACTTACGATATGCTTTGCAGCAGCGGCTATGCATCGCTGGCAAAAAATCCGGAGATCATATCGGCAGTCAATAAGATCGCGAATCTGATCGGCAGCATGTCTATCCATTTGATGCAGAATACACAGGATAAAGGAGATATACGGATCCGGAACGGATTATCGCGCAAGATCGACATCGAACCGAATCGCTACATGACGCGTTCGACCTTCATCCAGACGATCGTGCGTGCGCTATTGCTGGAGGGTGACGGTAATGCTGTAGTGCTTCCAAAAACAAAAGATGGACTGCTGGACGATCTATTGCCGATACCACCAAGTCAGACCACCTTCCTGCCGGACGGCTATGGATATAAGATTATGATCTACGGACAGACCTATGAGCCATGGGACCTCATCCATATCGCAATGAACCCGGATCCGGAAGTGCCATGGAAGGGCGAGGGGTATCGTAAAAGCTTAAAGCAGGTCGCAGAGACACTCCTGCAGGCGAGTATCACGAAGAAAGGATTCATGGAATCAAAATGGAAGCCTTCTATCATCGTGAAGGTGGACGCGGATACAGAGGAGCTGAGCAGTAAAGAAGGACGTTCTCAGCTGCTGAAAAAATATGTGACCAGCACCGAAGCCGGGGAACCGTGGCTGCTTCCCGCAGATTCGTTTGAAGTAGAAACTGTTAAACCATTGAGTCTAAAAGACCTGGCGATACAGGAAAATGTGGAGCTGGATAAAAAAACGGTGGCGGCCATCTTGGACGTACCGCCGTTCGTTCTGGGAATCGGAGAATTCAAAGCGGATGCCTGGAACAATTTTATCAATACAAGGATAAAAACGATCTGTCAATGTATCGAACAGGCTTTCACAAAAGCTGTTCTGATTGATCCAACATTATATTTTCGATTCAATGCACGTTCTCTGCATTCGTATGATATCGACACGTTAGCTAATGTTGGCGCAAATCTCTATACCAGAGGGATCATGGAAGGAAACGAGGTACGAGATTGGATCGACATGCCACATAAGGATGGTCTGGATGAATTAGTGATTCTGGAAAACTACATACCAGCAGGTATGATCGGTGACCAGAAGAAGTTGAAAAAGAAAGAAGGTGAAGAAGGTGGATAGAGGAAAGCGGCAGCTGCGAAGCGCACAGGCAAAATTTGAAACGCGCGAACAGGACAACGACCTATATATCAGTGGTTATTTTGCTGTATTTAATAGTAATTATGAAATATGGAAAGGGATGTCAGAAAGCATCGACCCTCATGCATTCGACGATCAGCTGAATGAAGATATCCGTGCTTTGATCGACCACAAGACGCGCCTGGTCATTGGGCGTACGAAAGCAGGGACGCTGCAGCTGCGAGTCGATGATACCGGTCTATGGGGAGATGTAAAGATCAATCGTAATGATGTCGATGCTATGAACGTATACGAACGGGTAAAACGTGGTGACGTCGATCAGTGTTCTATCGGATTTGAGATCGTCGACGAAGATGTATCAAGTATCGATAATAAAACACATTGGACGATCAAAAAAGTGAAGCTGTATGAAGTGTCGATCGTTACATTCCCAGCATATGAAGAAACCTGCGTAAGCGCAAGGAAGCGGCAGCTGGAGGATATGACAAAACGCAGCTTCGAAGCTTGGAAAATGAATACGATTAAAAAATTGAAAGGAGAATCGTGATGGCATTAAAAGTATTGTTGATGAGAAATAAGGCAGCAATGAAGAAAAAGCTGCTGGAAGAATTGAGAAGTAAGGATGAAGGTTTCCGGACACGGGAACAGGAGCTGGAAGCGTCCATCGCAGAAATGGATGAAAGCACACCGGAAGCAGACCGTAAGGTCGTAGAGGATGCTGTAGAAGACCTGACAAAGGAAAAGGATGCTCATGAAGCCGAAAAGAAAAAGTTGGAGGATGAGATCGAAGAGCTGGAAAACAAAATCAAGGAGCAGGAAAGTACACCGCCGGAGCCGCAGGCAGGCGATGATCAGGGAGCAAGTCAGAACAGCAGAAGCAAGAGAGGAAAGGATAGAGATATGGAAACAAGAACAGAATTTTTCGGACGTACCATGCAGGAAAGAAGCGCGATCTTCGCAAATGAGGAGGTAAAGGACTTCATGCAGCAGGTACGCTCCTGCATCAAAGAGAAAAGAGCAATCGGCAATGCAGGATTGATCATCCCACAAAACTTCCTGCCGATGATCAAAGAGGTGACCGAAGCAAATTCCAAGCTGCTGAAGTATACTAACAAGAGCGATATCACTGGTACGGCACGTATCACGATCATGGGGAGCGTTCCGGAAGCGGTATGGACTGAGCAGTGCGGAAAGCTGAATGAGTTGGAGTTAGGTTTCAACGATGTGGAAATGGACGGATTCAAGGTAGCCGGCTTTTTCAAGGTCTGCAATGCGCTGTTAGAAGATAATGACGTAAACCTGGCGCATTAGGTATCGCGATCGCAAAGGCTAAGGATAAGGCTATCGTATATGGAACAGGCGTCAAGATGCCGATGGGGATTGTCACCCGTCTGGCGCAGACCGTAAAACCAAGCGACCACAACGACACAGAGCGGGAATGGAAAGACCTTCACGAATCCAATATCAAAACGATCACCGGAAAGACAGGAAAAGAATTGTTCAAAGAGATCGTGCGCTGCCTGAAAATGATCTTTACCGATTATGATTCAGGAAATCTGGTATGGATGATGAATCGACAGACAAAGCTCGATCTTGTCGTGGAAGCGATGGATACGAATATGAATGCGACGATCGTCAGCGGTATGAATGATACGATGCCGGTTGTTGGCGGAAAGGTAGAAGAACTTAAGTTCATGGCCGATGGAGATATTGCATTCGGCTATATGACGAATTACAAGGCTGTACAGCGCAAAGGTCTGCAGCTGGGACAGTCTGAACATGTACGTTTCCTGGAAGATCAAACCGTATTCAAAGGTACGGAGCGATTTGATGGAAAGCCGGTCATCGCGGAAGCATTCGGACTGATCAATATCAGCGGAAAGACACCAACGACATCTATTGTATTTGCGCCGGACAAAGCAAACGAAGAGGATGTGCAGCTGGCAAGCTTAAAGATCGGCAGCAATAAACTGTTCCCTGTATTCAGTGCAGGAACCTATGAATACATGGTAAACACATCCAATGCCAGCAGCAAGATCGAAGCGGTTGCGAAACGTGCAGGAGCTACCATCACGATCAAGAATAAAGAAACACCTGTGAACAATGGTGAAACCGCATCCTTCACAGATGGAGAAAACACGCTGAGCATCACCGTCAGCTTCGCTGGTGTGGAAAAAGAATATATCGTAACAGTGAACAAGAGTGCAGCTGCATAAAGGCGGTAAAAGCAGATGGATGAAGAATTGCTGCTAACGGTCCTAAAGCAGGACCTGAAGACGCCACCATCTGAGGAACCATACCTGCGCACCTTGTTGAAGAATGCGGAAGCGCTCATGAAGCGGATGGGGATACAGGACGACGGATCGATGGACTATCAATATACCATCGAACATTATGCGGCGTTCCTGTACCGCAAACGCGCATCATCTGAAATGATCATGCCGCGCTTCCTACGCTATGAGCTGAACAATCTGCTATTTTCTCAGAAAGCGAGGGAATGAAGATGGCCTATACATATGATGATGGGATCGTAGATATCTGCGAAAGAGTGAATGTGGCAGAGCCCGGGAATAAGCCGGTGTACGACTATCGTCCAAGGTTATCACTGTATTTCGGATATGAAAAGGTTGGTATCGTGCGCAATTATACCGCAAAGCAGGCAGGTGATACGCTGGATGAAGTGATCC